CAACCGAATGCTGTGAGTGCTACATGCAGAGGCGCATCAAAGAACGACTCGCTCTTCTACCGAAGCCTTCCAAGCAAAAGCTCGACTTGGAAGACTTTGTTCGCATTTAACCCTACTTTCCCTATGTATCAGGAGTAACTATGGCGAAGAAACAGCAGAAATTGACGCAAGAGGAGTGCCTTGACCTACAGGCACCCATCGATCCGTCTCCGGCATCTGCCATGCAAGTACGTGTCGTGACCGATTCGGACGTAAACGAAGAGATTAAACGCCGTTATGGCAATATACACAACAACACAATAGACGCTCTCAAGGCCATCTTGCGTGAGCTTGTCATGGCCCGTATGCAAAGGGGATAGGCTATGTGCAAGGAAGATGAAACTACAGACGTCACCGAAGAGACCACCGAAGTAAAGCCTAAAAAACGTGGCGCACCGCAGAACCTGATTCCATACACTCCGGAGACCGCGAAGGAAGCTTCCAAACGAGCTGCCTACTGTCGCACACTTCGCGCCCAGATGCGCAAGAAGTTGCTTGAGGCGGCAGTTGACGCAGGGATCGACAAGATTTACGCCAAGGCTCTCAAGTCTGGTGACGTTAACGCCATTACTGTCGCTCGCGAAGGCATGAAACTGGTTGGGCTTGATTTCGCCAGTTCCGAGGAATCGGTACAGAGAACAGAGGCCAAGGTTGACGCCAAGAATGACACCAAGTTGGAAGTGGTTGTCAAAGGACTGAATGGCTAAACAGATTGAAATAGATCTGAGTGGACTCTTGCCTCACCAGCGCAAGCTGATTAACAGTGAAAGCAAGCAGTCGATATTGATTTGTGGGCGCGGTGCCGGTAAGAGTTATGCTTGCGCCGTTCTCATCCTTCTTACGTTGTTGCAAGGCAAGAACGTATTGGTTGGTGGTCAGAGGTACGAGACTTTACAGACCACGCTGTTGGAAGAGCTCAAGAACATTGCGATGCAATGGGGAATCTACGATTACATACAGTGGAAACTGTCTCCTATGATGCTTACGTTTGGGGATGCTCACTGCTGGTTTGGTAGCTACGAGGCTATCGATGCAGTCCGTGGTTACTCAAGGGTGAGCCTGATTATCTTGGACGAGGCATTTATTGGGCCAGTCAACATCCTCTCGGTCTGGGGGCCTTGTATGCGAGCAACTGGCGGCAAGACTCGCGTAGTCGCCGCCACTACGCCGAGGGCTGGCAGTCTGTGGAATGTCATGATGGCTGACCCTGATTGCAAATGGGAAATCATCCGGGCTGTCACTACGGACAACACACACATTTCCAAAGAAGAATACGACTTGATCCTTGCTGGTATTACTTCCGACGAAATGTACCGCCAGGAAATCCTCGGTGAAATCAGTACAGACCTCGGTGGCTCGGCTCTTATCCATCTCAACGAGTTCCCCAAGGCTCCAGGACTTACGACCGATGAGCGCGTTATCGCAGGGCTCGACTGCGCCGAAGGCGTCGAACGTGATGCTACTGCGTTCGTTAAGAGGCGTGGCAACACGATAGTTGAGATGTGGAAATTGAACAACATCGACCACGAAGAGACTGTAAAGCGGATACGCGAGAGCAACAAGGTGCTGAAGATTGACACACTGAACATGGACGCTGCGTTTTCGGATTATGAGTACAACATATTGAAATATGAGATTCCGTGTGAACAAGTTAATTTCGCACGGTCTGCCAGTGAAGCCGAGAAGGACAAGTATGGAAACGTGCGAGCCCAGATGTGGTTCAACCTCTGCTGGCAAGTAAAGCACGGCTTGTGCGTAGAAGGATTCGGTGACTTGACGGCTGAACTGAAGCGACAGATGTGCGCCGTCACATGGTTGCGCAACAATCAGGGCAAATTGCTTCTTGTCAGGAAAGAAGAATTACGGGCTGCTCTCAAGCAATCAACTGACATCGGTGATGCATTGGCGTTGACGTGCCTTGACAAGTACGAGCTGGATGACCCGCAGATGAACACAGTGACACAGACGAACATCGAGAAGATACGACGTTACGCGAGGTTGATGGGATGACGTGGAAGTGCGACTGTTGCGGACTGTGTTGCAAGCATGCCGACCGTGTACCAGCCTTGCATGAGTTGGCTCTGGCCGACGGATCTTGCATGTTCCTCAATGATGAGAACAAGTGCAGCATATACGAACACAGGCCGAAGGTATGCAACGTGCGGTACATATACGAGCATTACTTCAAGCCAAAGGGAGTAAGCGAAGACGAGTTCTACGCAAAAACTCAAGAGGCATGTGATAAACTGAAAAGTGAAGTAATTTAAAACGAAGGCGAACAAAGAACACATGTACATAAACAAGCTAGGACAAAACTACGCCGACGCACTCAAGGAAGCTCTGGAACTGAAGCGCAACGGTACAATCCCTGCCGCGATTGATGACGAACTCGGCCACATCCTTTACAGCATTTCGCAATGGAGCATTGCGACGTATGTAACTGGTGGCAAGCTGTGGCGTACTTGGTCGCAAGATCCGGATTTCCAGGCCGACATCCTCTGCGCCATCGTTGCCTATTCGAACAAGGTAAACCTAGAGCGCAGACCGAAGGAGATACTCACCTACTTGTACAAGATTGGCCGTAGTGCCATCAGGGACAAGATAATGGCGGCGAACGCGCTGAAGCGTCAGCATGAGGAACAGAGTCTGAACGGAATCATAGAGGAATCTGACTTCTACGGCGAACGAACAGGAGTCAAGTACGAGATCGATACGGAATTTAACTAGGAGAAGTATATGTCATACGCACAAGACGTAATGGATGAAATCAAGAATGAGCAGAGTGCTGCGGTTGAAGCACCTGTCGAAGAGACCACGCAACAAGTCGAACCTACCGTCACCGAGACGCCAGCCGAAGAGTCGAAGCCTGAGGAAACAACCCAGCCGGAACCGGAGCACACCGAGGAAGAAGTTCCGCCAGTTGCTGAGGAGCCGAAGAAGGTTGAACCGAAGCCCGACTTCTCCCAGCTCACCAAGGAGCAGAAGGCTGAACACGCCTTCCAGAAGCAGTTGGCCAAGCAGAAGGCCAAGTACGAAAGTTCCGTAGAGGACATCAAGAAGTCGTTCCAGAGCCAGATCGACGAACTGAAGAAATCCATGACTTCCAAGAAGGAAGAGCCGATGAAACAGCGCGAGGATTTCGACAACGATACCGATTTCGTGGACTATCTGACCATGCGTGGGGTTGACAAGCGTCTAGCCGAGCGTGACGAAGCTGACGCAAAGGCGCGTGCGGAACGCGAGGAAGCCGAGAAGGCTGAGCGCGAAGCTAACGAACGTCAACAGGAAATTGCAAACTATTTCAACACGAACGCACAGAACGCCTTCGGCGAACAGTTCGGCGACTTTGAAAAGCTGGTGCAGAAGAGCGTTGCTAACGGTCTGGCCGATGTTCTTGACCAGGCTCCGAGCGTCCGCGACTACATCTTCACTAACCCCAACGGCCCAGTTGTCTTGAACGAGATGCTCCGCAACCGTGATTCCTTCGTACGAATCATGAGTCGTGGCGCGTCTCCGATGGACGCTGTTATCGAATGTCATGACCTCGCGAGAGAGATTGCGTCAAGGGCTCCGGCTGTTGAGCAACCGAAGCAGACTATGCCGAATCTCGGCAAGCCAGGTGCTGGCAGTGCTCCACGTACGGCACCTGACATGTGGAACGACGATAGCAGTCTGATTGACTACGTACGCCGTCACAGATAAGCTAAATCCATTTCCCCTACTTTTATGGCTAGAGAGGCAAATCGCCTAGCTAGCCTTTTTCCTTTCCGCCAACTTGCGGCCAGCAAGATATGCGTGACACAGCAACCGAACGCACGGATGCAAACAAGTTAAACCGAACGACGGCAATGGTGCCTGAGTTCAAAACATTTGTCACGCAGTTGAAACGTATTTGAAGCGTGGCGGAGGAAAATATTATGGCAGTTTATGGTCAGACTTCTACCCCGACTAACTCTTTTGTTAACAACAAGAAAGTTAAGTTGATTGCGGCCAACATTGAAGATCAGCGTGTCTTCACGAAGGCCAGCGTTTCCAAAATGTCTCAGTCGGAATTCGCCGGCAAGAAGTTTGGAAAAACTTATAATCTTTACATTCCGGGCCGTCCGAAGATGGTGAACGGTGTGGTCGCAGACCCGTCCGATATCACCGAAATCGAAACGTCCGTGATGCTCGACAATGACAACGTGTCAGCAGAATTGGGCCCGTGGCAGCGTCTCGGTGACGTTGAATCCTTCAACGATGAAATCGCCCGTCCTTGGGCAGAAACACTCGCCCGTGGCCAGGAAAAGAAAATCGTAGCCAACGAAATCCTCAAGGCCCTCAGTGCTGTTGTGGCTGCCAAGGATGGCAACGGCAACGTGACTGTCGACTACGACACTCTCGGCAAGGCTACCGCCAAGCTCCGCAAGCTGGCTCTCGGTTCCGAGCTCATCGGCTTCCTTGATCCGGATATCGAAGCTGAAATCACTGGCAAGGCTGTTGGCAACAAGTTCCTCACCAACGACAAGGTGTTCATGGACACCTACGGTGAAAACGCCATCGGTCGTTACGGCACCGCCAAGTGGGTTGAGTCTCCGGATCTTCCGCAGATTACCACTAAGGCTTCTGCTGCAACTGGTTCCATCACTCTCGGCGACCCGATCACCGACTCTGACAGCAACGCTCTCGGCTTTGCTGAAGTGACCCAGATTTCTGGTACTAACTTGGTCAAGGGTTCTCTCTTCACCGTCGCTGGTCTGAAGATGGTTGACTGCTCCGGAATCCAGACTGACGTGCCCGTCCAGATCATCGTGAAGGACGTGAACGCCGCTGGTACTGTGGGTTACATCAGCCCGCTCCGCATCACTCTCGACGGCAAGAACTATGGTAACCCGAACGCTTGGGTCGCCACTGGCACCACGTCGCTCTCTCTGGTCTCTGCTCTCGGTACGAGCAAGACTTACCAGATTTGCGAAGTTCGCGCCAAGGACGCTCTGGCATTCGACCAGTATCAGTTCGACTCTCTGCCGGGTAGCGACGAAGAAATGGTTTCCACAGTGGGTTCGACCTCTGTGAAGATGCGTATCTTCGGCGACGGCACTAACCTCAACAAGCTCGTTCGTATCGACAGTGCCTATGCTGCCGCTCTGTACGAACCTCGCAACGCTGTGGTGATTTACGTCGAAGTGTAATTCATATAGCCTCCTGGTTAATGGTTAGGGTCGCCTCGAAAGGGGCGACCTTTTTGTTTGCGACCTACTTTCCGATTGAACGAAGAGGTTTTCAATGATTGCTGTAAACGACTTGATTCAAGATGCCTACGAGAGCATCGGCATGACTGGCATCGGCGAGGCGGCAGGTGACTACGCTGAAGACAACATGCCGGTTGTAGCTTGTAAGGAACTTAACCGCCTCATAAGCAATTTAAATAACGAAGGCTACATTGCCATGGCCCAGAAATGGGTTGACTGTCCCAATGCGAAGGTTATCTACTTCCGCAAGCTGTACGACGGCGAAGAAGCGAACTATGCGACTGTAGATATGGAACCGCCTCAGAAGATTGAATCAGTTGCCAGACAGATTGGCAATCGTTTCATCTTGCTGAACAATTCCAACGTGATTCAGCAGAGTCAGGTCAATCCTTACACGACTGCCATGACTTGGACGTACGATACCGACATCGAGGACGTACATAACGAGAACGACAATACGGACACTTGCCGCATAGTCGGCATTCTCCGACTTGACGGAGAACCGCACAACACTGTTCGTGCTTGGTACAACTCACAGCTTCCTACGTACAAACTAGACGAGAAGATTTACTTGTCCGACCTTTACAGAGAACTGTTGCTGTCCGGACTAAGCAACCGTCTGGCCAACTACTTCGAACTGAGCGATGAGAAGAAGGCGTCCACCGCATCTGACTTCCTCTCGGCCAAGACTCTAATCAAGCGTTCCAACGCTACCCAGCGTATGCAACAGTGTGCAGAAGTGGGAACGGACTGGAGAACCAATTTCGTCAACGGTTACAACGGCGTAGGCATGTAAGGAGATCTCATGTCAAAGACCACGGTATCGAATTACCTCATTACCCCAGGTACCAACAAGGGCGTCCATCCGGCGACGATGGGTTCGTCTTGGAGCTGCAACATGTTCCTAGACATCAACGCCGAGAACAAGTATCTGGCATCTGTTCCTGGACTTGATTACCAGCGCCAGATTTCGCCAAGCTCGAAATGCCGTGGCGCATACGTATCAAGCGTAGGACTTGGTACTCATAACCAGCAAGAGAACGCTTTCGTGGTGTTTGGCCCACGTCTGTACCGTATCGACTATGTCGGCAACGTGACCCTTATCGGTACTGTCGGAACTGGCGCATCGCGTGTTACGTTTGCCGAGTCTGGCGGTATCAACCCTTACTTGCTTGTGGCCGATGGTTCCAACTTGTGGGCGTACAACCTGATCGACGGTGGCGAACTGCGTCGAATTAGTTTGCCCGAACGTGTCAACGGCGAAGGTGGACAGATCAATCCGTCGCACGTCGCAGTGGTCGGAGGTTCGGTGGTCATCAACGACCGCACTAGTGGATTTTTGTACTACAGTGTGCCCTACCCGCTTAATAGTGACGAACGCGAGTTGTTCCAGACCCAAGTGGTTGACGGTGTGCGCCAGCCCATCTATGACCCAGACAATCCGTACAAGATATTGACCAAGAAGGTCGACGCCTTTGACTGCATGTTCTATGACAGTTACGAGACGCAACAGTTCTTCAACGCTGAATCCAGTTCGGACAACGTAAGGGCCATCAGTGCCATTGGGCCGAACCTTTATCTGTTTGGGTACAAGACGATCGAAATTTGGCAACGTGGCAGTGGCGAGGATTCCACTTGGCAACGTCAGTCATACACGACTAACAGTTCCAACGGTCTTCAGGCTCCGAACTCCATTGCCATCTGTGGAAGCAATCTGTACTACTTGGGCTCTGGCGAATCTTACGCCAAGGGCGTGCTCATGATCAGTGGCCAGCAGTACACAAAGATTTCCGAGGATTGGCTCGACAACAAGCTCTTGGGTGAGACTGGCGACAGCGCATACGCATTTGCTTACGCACAAGGTAACCACAACTTCTACGTGTTGCAGCTCCAGAACCTACAGGAGACTTGGGTGTACGACACGGAGACCAAGGAATGGCATCAGCGTACTAGCCGAGTGTTCAGCACTGGCGAGGAAACACGTTGGCGCGTGTCAGCAATGATTTGGTTCAAGGGTCAGTTCCTGGCATTCTGCAACGACGGTTGCATGTACAAGCATAGCGACGAATACTGGTACGAGGATTACTCCGGGAAGACCAACCGTCTACCAATGATCCGACACCGCCAAGGTGCTGTGCTTGTTAACGATGAACGTCCGTTCATTTTTAACGAATTAAGCATCGAGTGCAACGTCGGAACCTGGGCCGATTACACGTTACAGCCGGACTTGCTCCTTGAAGTCAGTAAGGACGGAGGAAATACTTGGGGACACGTTCGCTCAGCAAGGATGGGCAAGACTGGTAACTACTCGCACAGGGTCATCTTCCGTGTACTGGGTTACAACCGTCTTTGCGTGCTGAAGGTTACTTACGCGCACCCGACAAGTCTCGAACTAACCGCTTGCTCGCAGAGAGTGAGCCCAACCACTACGGTAATCTAATGTACAGCGGACTAGTAGGACAGAACACGCCCATAATTGACATCCTCACTGTGCTCACCGGCACATGGGATGAACGTCATGACCATGACTGGCATGTAGTCATGTGTCCGTTCTTCGTGAGCATGGATAGGACAGTTGAAGCTGGGTCTGTAGCGTTGCCGTTCAAGGTGACAGTACCGACTGCGGCGTTGTTATACGGCGCGTCCGGAACTGCTCACGCTATAGTAGTTAAGCCTACGGACGATGCGATAGTTTGCCCAGAGGCTGGCTACGTTCAGATCAACATATTTGGAAGTACGTCGCAGTTGAAGGCGGTCAGGTAGACCTACTTTCAGCTTGAATAGAAGAG